TTACCTAACTGGTTTAAAATGTATTTTTATAGAAAACCTGCTGAAGAATTTTTATTATTAATTAGAAATGTTTTGTCCGAAAATCCTAGAGATAATGAAAAGGCAAAAAAAGAATTTGAATATATTTTAGCTCAGGCAAAAAAATCACGCGAAAATGCGTCTAAAAAGGATGGTGATAAAGACTACGGTGATGATGAAGACTACGGTGATGATGAAGACTACGGTGATGATGAAACGCCAACATTACCAACAGACGATGGTGATGACGGATTTGAGGATTTAGATGATTTCCTGAGTAGTATGGGAATTGGCCCTTCTAAATAACAACAGAACCCTATATTTATTGATATAGGGTTTTTTTATGGCTATAACTAAAGAACAATTACTTTTAGAAACTGCAAGGTGTATTAAGAATACACCATACGCACTAAAGACTTATCTACATACGTACGATAACACACAGTCAAAATACGTACCTTTAGAGTTATTTCCTGACCAAGTTAGACTTATTCAGGATTATGATTCTCATAATGAAAATATTGCACTAAAGTATCGTCAGGCGGGCGTATCAACGGTAACCGCCGCTTGGGTTTCAAAACGATTGGTTTTTGCCAACAAAAACAAACCTGAAAAAATATTGATTATTGCCAACAAATTAGACACTGCGGTAGAAATGGCAAACAAAGTAAGAGAATTTACCGAACAATGGCCAAAATGGGTCAACGTTGGATTCTCACCTGAAAAGAACGCCGCAAGACACTTTAAACTAACAAACAAATGTGAAGTAAAAGCCGTAGCAACATCAAAAGATGCACTTCGTGGTTATACCCCAACCATACTTATATTTGACGAGGCGGCGTATATTGATGCCGATGATGACTTTTGGGCGGCTTGTATGGCATCACTTTCCACAGGTGGTAAAGTGATTGTAATATCAACTCCAAACGGATACGACCCAATTTATTATAGTATTTACGAACAGGCGGCAAAAGGTGTTAACGAATTCAAAGTATCTGACATGTATTGGTATCGTGACCCACGTTATACCAAAGATTTATATATGGTTAAAACAGATAGTTTGGTTGATTTCTTGTTAGACCGAAACAACTACCCTAACACAGAAATACTTGATTTAAGTGGAGACCCATACCAACGTGATATTAACGATATCAAAGAATTAATGAACAAAGGTTACAAACCATGTTCCGCTTGGTTTGAGGCGATGGTTAAAAAGTTAAAATATGATAAAAGAAAAATATCTCAGGAATTAGAGTGTAACTTTTTGGGTTCAGGTGATAACGTATTTGACTCAAACCTACTTCAAAAAATTTCTGAAACCATGATTAAAGAACCATCATCAAAAATGATGGCAAATAGTTTGTGGATATGGAAAGAACCTGTTATGGGACACAAATATGTTATGGGTGTGGACGTTTCTCGTGGTGATTCTGAAGACTTTTCATCCATACAGATTATTGATTTTGATGAAAGAGAACAAGTGTTGGAATATGTTGGTAAAACCCCACCTGATATGTTGGCCGAAATCGCCTACAAGTGGGCGACCATGTATTCTGCATATATTGTAATTGATATCACGGGTGGAATGGGTGTTGCTACATCAAGAAAACTTCAAGAACTTGGATATAGAGATTTATATGTAGACGGTGTTGAGTTGGGTAATAAGTGGAAATATGACCCAAAGACAGCAGACAAAATACCCGGTATTAACTTTAACTCAAAACGTGTCCAAATTATTAGTGCTTTTGAGGAGGGGATGAGACACGGGTTTAGAATATATTCATCTAGATTATTAAATGAGATGAATACTTTTGTTTATCTTAACGGAAGACCTGACCACATGAAAGGTCAACATGATGACTTACTGATGAGTTTGGCAATGGCTCTATATGTATGTGAAATATCGTTTACCCAACTGAAAAAAGTTGACGATTTAACAAAAGTTATGTTAGAGTCTTGGACGGTTAATTCTCACGATAATTCGGCAATAACAGGGTTTAATCCAAACATTCCGGTCTTTAACGATAGAGAAAGTGATAAAAATGTTTACAGAAATCAACCAACCAGACAAGATTATCAAGATTATCGTTGGGTCTTTGGTGGAATGGGGTTTAAATAAATCAATATCAAATTATATTTAATGATATGAGCGAAAATATGACTATATGGCAGAGGTTAACCCAAACCTTTGGACCCGATTCCCTTTTGGGTCAAGATGCCCCTGTCTACAAGTATGATAAAAAAGAATTACTTAGAACCACTGACAAAAGACAATATGAGTTAGAAAAACTCCAAGCACAACAAACTGCATTTCTTTCTAATCAGTGGGCAAAAATAGAAAATAATCTTTACCAACAAGCTGTATATTACGAACCAACTAGACTATCTGCATTTTATGATTACGAGAGTATGGAGTACACTCCTGAAATTTCTGCGGCTTTGGATGCATATGCTGAAGAATCTACAACGGTAGATGAAAACGGATTTATGTTACAGATTTATTCTGAATCAAAAAGAATTAAATCAATTCTAACTGATTTGTTTAACAATGTTTTGGACGTTAACACAAACTTACAAATGTGGACAAGAAACGTATGTAAGTATGGTGATAATTTTGTCTATTTAAAACTTGACCCTGAGAAAGGGGTTGTAGGTTCATTTCAGTTACCAAACATTGAGATGGAACGTATTGAAAGGGGTATGACACCAAATACAGTTTCAACCGCAGAAAACGAACAAAAAGCATTAAAATTTGCTTGGAAAAATAAACAAATGGAATACCAATCGTGGGAAATCGCTCACTTCCGTTTGTTAGGTGACGATAGAAGACTTCCTTATGGAACATCCATGTTGGAAAAAGCTCGTAGAACTTGGAAACAATTAATTTTGGCAGAAGATGCGATGTTAATTTATAGAACATCAAGAGCACCTGAAAGACGTGTATTTAAAGTTTATGTTGGAAACATGGACGACAAAGACGTTCAACCATATGTTCAAAAATTTGCAAACAACTTTAAAAGAGACCAAGTTACGGATTCAAAAACAGGTAATGTAGACATGAGATATAATCAGATGGCGGTTGACCAAGATTATTTTGTTCCTGTACGTGACCCATCCTCACCAAGCCCAATTGATACTTTACCAGGGGCACAAAACTTATCCGAAATTGCTGACATTGAATATATCCAAAAGAAATTGTTAACTGCGTTGAGAATACCAAAAGCATTTTTAGGATTTGAAGAAACTGTGGGTGATGGTAAGAACTTATCATTATTAGATATTCGTTTTGCCAGAACAATTAATAGAATACAAAAATCTATGATTGCCGAATTGAATAAAGTGGCAATTGTTCACTTGTTCTTATTAGGTTTTGAAGACGAATTAGGTAACTTTACTTTAGGATTAACAAACCCGTCAAAACAAGCTGATTTATTGGCTATTGATGTGTGGAAAGAAAAAATGTTGTTATATAAAGACGCAACTACGACTATTGAAGGTATTGCACCAACATCGCAATCATGGGCTAAGAAACACATACTCGGATTCTCTGATGAAGAAATTAAGTTGGATTTACAACAACAAAGATTGGAAAGAGCAGTTGCCGCTGAATTGACCAATACCGCAACAGTTATTACCAAAACAGGATTGTTTGATAATGTTGATAAACTTTATGGTCAACTTAGTGGTCAAACAGGAGGTGGTGTACCAACACCAGGTGCTGAACTTGGTGGCGGAGGTGACTTTGGTGGCGGAGGTGACTTCGGGGCACCACCACCACCTCTTCCTGGTGGAGAACTTGGTGGTCCACCACCGGGTGGAGAAGTACCACCTCCTCCTGGCGGAGAAACGGTTCCTGAAGGAAGAGGAAATAACTATAACATTTTATTAGAAGGTGATTTCTTAACCCCAAATGATTTTTTAGATTTAGGTAAAGGAAGACAATCTTTAGGTGATATGGACGATGAATTGGGTAGATTATTAAATTCATAATATTTATTATCATGAACTTTGGAGAAAAATTTAGTAAAGTAGAATATTTGTTGTCAGAGTCTTACATTGGTAAGACACTTTCTGATGATATAAAAAAATTCCAAAAATTAGTTTTGGAAAATAAAAATTTATCAAAAATGTATTTCTTGTATTCTGAATTATCAAAAGAACAAGGATTTGATAAATCATTTGCTGAGGAGTATGTTAATGAATCTATTTCTCAGATTAAAGAATTATCAAAAGTTGTAAAAACAACAAATTTTGACAAATGGGTATCTTCTACTGTATGTGAAAACAGATACAGTAAAATTGATGATTTGGTTAATACTGACCCATTAAAGTTAAAAGAAAAGATTTTAGCTAAGTCTAAAATTGTTGAATCACTAACTAAAAAACCTATCCAAAAAGAAAGTTTAAACATTCCATTATCTTCGGTTGAAATAATTAGAAAGAATGTTGTTAAAAACTATATTGAGTCTTTAGACGAATCCACCAAAAGTAATTTAAAAGATATTTTGGGAAAAAATGATGAAGAATTAAATGGTTTGTTTGAAGGTTACAAAGAAAAAACTTTAGACAAATTAAATGTTTTATCTGAAGGTAATCACGATGATTTAACAAGAAATAAAATTAATGAAACAATTTCATCAGTAAAACAGGAAGAATATAACAAGTACAACTACGTTAAGTTAAAAAACTTATACGAAGGGTTATAATTCTGTTTTTGATTGGATGGATTGTTTAAATTTTGCCTTTTTCATTTTCTCTCTTTTTTGAGTTGTTTTCTTTACATACTCAGTACGTTTTCTTAATTCTTCATTTTGTTTGGTTTTAATAACCTTACCTTTGAGAATCTTTAAGGCTTTTTCCAATCCGGTATTTTTATCAATTTCAACTTTTAACATATAATTTAAATACACGCATAATTTAAAAAAAGTTTGACTGAAATACATTCTGTTTGTATATTTTTATAAAATAAACATTTTATATGTACAAAATTAATGAAAAAAGGAAAAACCTCAAAAATAATAGGATTTGATTCTATTAAAGTGACGTATGGTACTGTGGACTCTAAAAATTTGAAATCGGTTTATCTAAATATTCAAACATGGGCAACTCCCCAAATTATAAGTGATAATTGGAATCGTGTGGTTGCAAACTTAAGTAGAAACATAAAACACAATATATTAGATGTGGTTGATTTAGAAACATTCTTACCAAACTACATTGTTGATTTGGATTTACGAACAAGCGGAATTCAAATAAATAAAAAAAGTTTTGTTAATTTGGAAATGACTTTTTTTATGAAAAAAGAAATGGATTTCAAATCAAATGAATTAAAAGACAAATTGAAAAAAATAGCAAAATTCATTTATCAAGAAAATATGAAAAAAAACCCTTATTTTGATTTTACCGTTTCTAAACTTGAAAAGGAAATTATTTAGTGTTCCAACATATTTATAACTAAAAGTTATGAAGATATTAGGACCTAATGATACAGGACGTGGTATATTGATTGAATACGATGCGGGGTACTTATCCCCAAACGAAAAGAGCAATCTTCATTTGATGGAACAAATGAAAAAAGACATGTTGGACTATTCAAAGCCGTTTGAGTTTTATGCCGTATTACAAAAATATAATACACCAAATAGAAACGGAAGAATTTATCCTGAAAGAATTTTAAAAAGAGAATCAGACAACTATAAAAAAATGATTCAAAAAGGAACATCTCTTTCTGAATTAAATCACCCTGAGTCATCATTAATTGATTTGGACCGTGTGTCTCACATAATCACGGATGTTTGGTGGGACGGAATTATTTTAATGGGTAAATTAAAATTATTAACTTCACCTGGTTTTCATGAAAGAGGTATTGTTTCTACAAAAGGAGACCAAGCGGCTAACTTACTAAGACAAGGGGTTACTTTAGGTATATCTTCTCGTGGAGTGGGTTCCTTAAAAAAGGTTGGGGATAGAAATGAAGTACAAGACGATTTTGAATTAATTTGTTTTGACTTGGTGTCGTCACCATCAACACCTGGTGCATATTTATTCACCGACCCATCTGAAAGAAAAAACTTTGAGGAAAACTTGGAAGAAGAAGCTCAAAGAAAATCTCAAGGGTCAATTGATAAATCGGTTGACTTAATGAAGAAATTGTCCGATTATTTAACTAAGTAATATTACACAACATGGACGAAAAATATTTTGTAGCAAAAGTACAGTACGAACTACCCGATGAAAACTCAGGTAAATTAAAGAAAATCAGAGAAGAAAAATTGGTAAAAGGTTACTCAGTAACCGATGTCGAAGCCAAGGTTACTTCACGATATCAAGGATTTCAACATGATTGGCGAATCACTTCGGTATCTGAAAGTAAGATTGACGAAGTAATCGAAGATTAAAATTAACCCCTCCAAAATGAGGGGTTTTTTATTTTTATTGGGTTATTGTGCCCAAAAAAATAACTTTTTTCAAGTTGGGGTATATTTATTATGTATCAATTATTAACTTGAAAAATGACTGAAAAAGATTTAGTCCAAGAAGCATTACAACAAATGAAAAATTTGGAAGATGTAGTGCAGGAAAATGCAAAAGGAATACTTGGGGCAACTATGGCTCAAGAAATCTCTGAATTGGTAAAAGAGTCTTTATCTAAAGAGACTAAGAACAAACAATTAAACGAACAACCCGAAGTAGATGACGACGATGCAGTGGAAACTGACATTGAAGTTGGTGACATTGCTCCTGATATGTCTAACATGCCTGATTTAGGTCTTGGTGATGATGAGGATGATGATACCAAAGTAATGGGTGATTTGGATTTCACAGATGATGATGATGATGAAGAAGACGTTGATGTCTATGACGCTAAGATGTTAGGTGGAGACGAACTTTGGAGTTTATTCAAAAAAATGGACCCTAACAAAGATTCGTTCGTAATTGACAAAGATGGTGAAAACATTCACATCAAAGATGATGAAAATGATGTTGAATACATCCTAAAAATGAACGAAGAAATGGAAGAAGATATGAACGAAGAAATGGACGAAGAGATGTACGAAGAAATGGACGAAGAAATGGATGAGGCTATGGACGATAGCGATGAAGTAGTTTACGAAATCACTATGGACGAAGAAATGGACGAAGAAATGGATGAAGAAATGTATGAATCTATGGACGAAGAAATGGATGAAGAAATGTATGAATCTATGGATGAAGAAATGGATGAGTCTATGGACGAAGAAATCTACGAATCTGAAGACGACGAAGACGACGACGAAGATGATGATGATGATGATGATGACGAAGATGATGATGATGATGAACCTGTGAATGAAGCAAAATACATGATTAAACCTGTAATGGGTAAAATGAAGAATAAGGGCGAGACCAAAGAAAATAAAACGGCTAAATCAGCAACTAAAGGTTTGAAAAAAGCAGAATCAAAAGAAGGTAATTACATGTCAAAACCTGTAAAACCTACAAAACAAACTAAAGTTGATGGTTATAAAAAAGAAACATTACCTGAAAAAGGTATCTCTAATGTTAAAAAATCTGAGACCAAAGAGTCATCATTTATCCAAAAACCTAAAGGTGTTGGTATGAAACCAGGTCAAAAGAAATTTGAATATAAAGAGGCGGCCAGAACATACGGTAATGGTTCTAAAGAAGGTCGTGGTTTAAGAAAAGGAATCACTAATAACAGAAATTACGTTTATGAAAACGAATTGTTAAAGCAAGAAGTTGAAGTTCTTAAAGAAAAGAACGAAGAGTACAGAAAAGCTTTAAATGTTTTCAGAGAAAAACTTAACGAAGTTGCGGTTTTTAATTCAAATTTGGCATACGCTACAAGATTGTTCACTGAACATTCTACATCAAAACCAGAAAAAATTAACATTTTGAGAAGATTTGATGATGTTGAGTCGTTAAAAGAGTCAAAATCTCTTTACACATCAATTAAAAATGAATTATCACAAAATTCTAACAAAGTTGTAACAGAATCTATTGAAAGAAAAATAGATAAAACTGCATCAACAGGCTCAGCAACTAATTTAATTGAGTCTAAAACTTATGAAAATCCACAATTCTTAAGAATGAAAGATTTAATGAGTAAATTATAAAATAAACTAAAATAAAAAAACAAAAAAAAATAAAATGGGAGCATTATTAGAATCAGGTCTAGTAGGTAACATTGGTCTTAAGCACCTTAAAGTTATCAAAGAAGACACTATTAACAAATGGGATAAACTAGGTTTCTTAGAAGGACTTAAAGGTCACTTGAAGGAGAACGTTGCACAGTTGTATGAGAACCAAGCGTCTCACTTAATCAACGAGGCAGCTTCTACGACTGACTCAGGTTCATTCGAAACGGTTGTATTCCCAATCGTGAGAAGAGTATTCTCTAAATTGTTAGCTAACGACATCGTATCTGTACAAGCTATGAACTTACCTATCGGTAAATTGTTCTACTTTGTACCTAAAATTCAAGGTTATTCTGGTGGTTCATTGAACGACGCAGGTTATGGTGATTACTCAGGTCAGCACTACGCACCTGTAGGTTCTCCAGGAAACTACCCAGGTGACCCAAATCTTGGTTATACTCAAGTAAACGCAGGTTCAGGTGACTACAACCCAATCTACAGAAAGAATCTTTACGATTTGTTCTATGAAGGTAATGAAGCACAATTAGACCCTCCAGGTTTATTTGATTATTCTAAAGGAAGATGGTCAGCTATCACAGCAACAACTTATGTTCAAAGATGGGTTGGTAGTACTTTAGTAAACTGGGGATTGAGTGCAAACACTGAATACAGAAAAGTAATCATCAAGATGAAAGGTTTCGCTAATAGCGGAGCTGGTAAACTTATTGGACCAAATGGTAACGAAATGGACACTGAAGAATTCTTGTCTGACTTACAAATCAGAACTTTGGCATCAGCAGGTGCATCAGGTACTGGAGCTTTGTCAGGTTTGACTATGAGTGATTTACCAGGTGTTTCTCAACCATTGTTGTTCAGAGTTGTAACTCAAATTTACGGTAAAGGCATTGTTAACTACGGTTCAAACACACAAACAGTTTGGCCTTCAACAGGTAACGGTGGTTCTTACTACAACACTTGTAATACTGACGGAGAAATTATCTTAGAAGTTGATTTACAACAACCAGTATGTATTGATTGTGCAACTAACAGTTTGGACGGTTATTCAGGATATACTACAGGTGGTGATGGATTAGAAAGTGCTGAAGCATTCTTCGGTATCTTCAGAAGATATGAAGAATTGGAATTTGAAGATAAAATTGGTGAAGTTTCTTTTGATTTGGAATCTGTAACAGTTTCTGTAACTGAAAGAAAATTGAGAGCACAGTGGTCTCCTGAATTAGCACAGGACGTTGCGGCATTCCATAACATTGACGCTGAAGCTGAATTAACAGCTTTATTGTCAGAACAAATCGCAGCAGAAATTGATAGAGAAATCTTGAGAGATTTGAGAAAAGGTGCGGCTTGGAACTTGAGATGGGATTACAACGGATGGAAGAGACTTTCTCAAACTACATCATACACACAAAAAGACTGGAACCAAACTTTGATTACGGCAATCAACCAAATCTCAGCACAGATTCACAAATCTACTTTGAGAGGTGGAGCTAACTGGATTGTTGTATCATCTGAAATCAGTGCAATCTTTGATGACTTGGAGTACTTCCACGTATCAAACGCGGCTCCTGACCAAGACCAATACAACATGGGTATTGAGAGAGTAGGTACTTTGTCAGGTAGATACCAAGTTTACAGAGACCCTTACTTCCCAGCTAACACAGTATTGTTGGGTCACAAAGGAACGTCTTTGTTAGACACAGGTTACATCTACGCACCATATGTACCTCTACAATTAACTCCAACAATGTACAACCCATTCAACTTCACACCTATCAAGGGTATCATGACAAGATACGCTAAGAAAATGGTTAACAACCGTTTCTATGGTAGAATCACAGTTGATGGTGTAAGAACATTCGACTTGAGAGAATTGAGATAATCAATCTTAACGTAGATAAAAAAAGGGTCCTTAACAGGACCCTTTTTTATTTTACAGATTTTTCAGAATTAACTATTGGAATGTATGATGTTTTTCGAATAATTTTTGAAACAATTTCAGTTTCTATCAGATTAAAGGCTCCTCTATTAAATGCGGATTCTAACGCCTTAATAGTTAAAAAGTTTATCTGAACCTCATCCATAGTATCAATCATACTATCAAGTTGAAGTGTAGAATCAAAAGTAATTGTGTCAAAAATGGTTCCGACGGTTTTTTTATTGTCCATAAAGAGATATTTATTAATATAAATAAAAATGAAAAATAAGTCAATTAATGAGGTAACATCCGCATCTAATAGTGGTAATTACAAAAATCCAATAACAATGGCTGCAAAAATTTGGAAAAACTCTAACATGGGTGCGTATACAATACCAGTTTCAGATTATTTGAGTGCACAATTGGCTTACGATAGTTATGACGGAAATATGGACGATTACACAAAAGAAGAAATTTCCAAAATAGAAAAAAAAGCCGAAAAACAATCTAAAACCGCTGAAAAGTTTTTTAGTCAAAATGATGAAGATGGTAATCCGTTTAATGGTTATAGTCCTATGGGAAATCCACTTGCAGGAACACCAAAGTCCGTTTACAAAAAGGCAAATTTACCAAAAAAAGAGAGCGAATCAATTTATAAAAACGAAAAAATTTCAGAGGCAACAAGTACTAATTTAACATCCGGACCTTACACAGGTCCTGTTGAGTTAGGTTTAAAAAAATGGTTGAGAAGTCAATTGTCTCCTTATGAAAAATTGTCGACACATGAATCAAATAAAAAAAAGAAACAAAAAACTATGAAAAATAATATTGAAACAGTTGTTGGTGTTTGGGAAAAGGGTAAAGATGGTTCACATAAAATACCAACACATGATGTTCATACTTTAAAGGAAGATTTGGGTGTTTGGTTTGGAACTAAAAAAAAACCTAAAGGTACTAAACAACCAAAAGGTCCTTGGGTAAATATATGTAGAAAAAAAGAGGGTGGTGGACACCCACCATGTGGTAGACCAGATGCAGACCCTAAAGGTTACCCAAAGTGTAGAGCCGCAGGTGTTGCATCTAAAATGAGTGATTCACAAAAGAAGGCAGCTTGTGCTCAAAAAAGAAGAGCGGAAAAAAAAGATACTCAAACAGGAAAAGGTCAAAAACCTGTTATGACATCATACAAAACAAAAAACGAATCTCTTAGAGAGTTAATTAAAACAGTATTAAGAGAACATAAGTCTACTTAATATTGTTTGATATAGTTTTTAATGAATGTTTAATATTTGAAGTTATTTCAGATTCAAATTGTTCCCTACGAGATTCTAATTCATTATTAAACATGTTCATAATTGTTTCCATCCCTTTACCTTCAATTACTACAGAGTAACTATATACGTGATTAATTATGTTCACGTGCCTACCTTCAATAATTACATAAATATCCAATTCATCATTTCTAATGTATTTTTTGGGCGACAACGGAGTAATGAGAAGTTTTGTTTCTTTTAAAGGTATTAATTTTTTACAAATATCCACACACTCTCTCTCGTGTTGACTTTTCACCAATCGAGTAGGGTCGGTAATTTTTTGAATTTTTATACCTTGTTTTTGAACAAAACGTTTTAACTTGTGTTGGAATTTTTGTACCATGTGAGTATTATTTTCTCCAAAATTATGGAAAAAAACTTAAATTAACAATAGGTACCTGAACATTTCTTTTTACCATCGTTACCAGGTTGTTTACCCTTACATACTTGGACGGCATAACCATTAGCATATGCGGATGGGTAGACATCAAATTTTGCCTTGGCGGCGGCCTTTCCTCTTGCACACAACTTAGTTCCCGTTTTTTTCCTACCTTCCATCATAGTTCCCATCATTTGCTCGTCATTCATATCTTCTTCACTGTCGGAACCTTTAGTTTCATTCATTAAGAAATCAAAAACTTGGTCCATGTTATTTTTTGCTTCGGCAATATGGTCCTGAGCCCAATCATGTCCATTACTCAATATAGATTCAATTTGTTGTTGGTCCATTTCCAATAACATTTCACACTGTCTTTTCATCTGTTCTAAATTAGAAAAGAACATATATCTTTGTGAGTTTTGGTCTCCACCTTCTTTTAGAACTCTGACAACTAAGTCTTTTAAATCAGATTCTGTCAACTTTATAATTTTTTTCATTTCGAATTTACTATTTGGAATTTTAATTGTTTCTTATAAGTATTCTTATCTCCACTACTATTCACCTGTATATCAATAAAATATTCGTTTGGAATTTTATCTTGGGTGTCAAAAATGAAGTAATACTCGTTTGGTGTTCTGTTTATATTTGTCCAATCCTGAACTAACACTTCTGTAGTTCCTTCCATTACATATACTCTGTATTTGGCGGATATTTTTTGTAGAGTTTCAGCCGCTGAATAAGCTCTCTTTATTACAACACCGACTTTTCTAACATCTGTGTTTAATATTTTTTCACTTTGTTTGATTCCGTAAAAATCAAAACCATAAAGTGCCGGGTCAATACTCATTGAACTAACACTTACGGTATTGACATATTGTTTAACGGCAAATGAGTTTTGAATGTCTCCTAACGAAGCTCCATCCAAATAAACATCTTTCCATATGTCACTAAATAAACAAGGTGTATTATAACCCGTAATTGGTGGTATTGTAACCTCGTAAACACCCCTTGTTTTTAAACATGTTGTCAATCCACTTAAGAATGCGGGAACCGTACCTGTACTATCTTCAATATCTACTGTAGGATTATAATCTAAGTTAGCAAAATCGCCAGCGTTATCATAAACATACAAATACAATTTATTGGTTTTACCTAAGGCGAAATTGTTTCTGTCGTCTTGAATTAAATCGTCATAAGTAGTTAACAAATAGGGTTCGTAAAATGTTTGTGTGTGTCTTGTAAAAAAACCAACAGAATAAGTGTCAGTTAGTCCTGTGATGTTCTCAAATTGAGGTTTGTAGGCGATTACCCAACCAGTAACACCAGTTAAAGAACCATCCAAAATGGAATTAATCTCATTTGACATATCAAACTCAATATCTTCATTACCAAATTCAAAATGTTGTTCATCAACAATTGTTAATGACGAATAATTCAAACCACTTAAACCAACTAAAGAATTTGTATTATCGTAAATTCCAAACTGAGACCAAGTTTCTATTGTATTTCTTTGGTAAAAGTTTGAAGGTCTATCTGAAAAAGAATCAGTATCAAAGAATGTATTGTTAGTGAAAGAACCTAAATAAGAGTTCTGTGTTTGAGCCAAATTACTATAATCATATCCAACCCCTTCGTCCCACGTTTGAGGTGAACCAGTGTCCCCAGAAACCTTAGGAATTCTTAACAAAACCAAATCAAATGATGTTGCTCTTTGAGAACCGGTTGAAGTGGTGGTATTTAATAACGCCTCATCAAACGAACTTGTGTTTCTCATCTTCAAAGTATGAGTCATAGATGAGAAAGAAGTACAATCTGTAGATATTTGTCCTGAAGCGATTTTTTCTTCCAATAATGTTAAGTCCAGTGAAAATATGAACCTACTATAACTGTATGGGGCAAATGAATTTTGGTTTGAACCAAAGTATAACTCCATAACAGGATTTCTACCTGTATTGGCATAACTATTTTCAATAATGGTATTGTTTCTGTTGAAATATGAATTTAAAATTGACATCTATTATAAATATCAATTTAAACGAATATTTTGATTCAATACTTTTTCTGCCGCATTATTTAATTCTTGTAATAACTGTGCAGTGGATGTTCCGTCAGTTCCAACAGGAACCGGTGCAAGTCCATGATATGAATGAACGTGTGAAATTAAGAACTTCACAATTATGTTTAGTAATTCAAGTAATTCTTCTCCCCTAACCAAAGAACTTGTTTGTGGTAATACCGTATTAATAACTTGGTCTTGGGTTAAACCATATATGGTATTTTCAATATCCAAACTTTTGGCTAAATGAGATAATAACAATATTTTATCTGCCCCCATAATATTATAGGTGGTTGGATTTGGGTCAACCTCTGTTGGTGTAACCTCAGAAAATATTGTTTTAGTTGGTTTTCCTGTGGTATTTTCATTTAAGACAATACCAAAACCATTGTCTTGTTTAGATGGGTCTTCATAGTTAGCATCTAAAAATTGAACATTATTATAAAACCTATCGAAGTTATTTTGTGATGTGGTACCTGTTGATGAGTTGATGGTGGTAATATTTGGTTTAAAAATAAATGGAAATCTGTCCCCTAATATTGGTCCACTTTCATCTGTTTGGGCTATCGTTAAATTATCAAACGCTACGTCAGATATCACCGTATTAATTATTTCTAACGCCTCATCAAAATTTACGTTTTTAAATTGTTGGGTAAAAACTATTTGAGATAACGCACTCAAATCTGAATTGTATTTAATTGTTTCTGTCGTGGTATCTCTTGACAGTGGAAGTCTGTATACATTTACAGAACCTGTGAATCTACCAAATAAATTATCTAAATTTTGTATATCCCATTCTACCAAAAATTTAACAAATAGTTCATCTGATTGGAGTCTAAAGGTTTTTTGTGTATCGGTTTTTCTCAGTGTTTCTTTATAATTTGATAATTGAATAAATGCTCTTCTTGTATACCCAATTGGATATTCGTTAACATCTAATTTTTGTGTCTTACCTGCTCTAAGTAAAAGTTCTTCTTCTTTAACAATAATGTCGGCAGAACCCCTACCTAAAATTCCATAGTCTTCAGGGTTTGGAAAAACACCTGCGGATTGTGGATTGTTATACTTACCAAACTTATCCCTCAAAGCCAAAGACCCTTTAATCTGAGCACCTTGACCTGTTTGTTGTTTCATTGATTGGTAATTCTCAAACGGAATCGCCATCGGGGATGAAAACAATGATGGTATATAATAAGAATCCTGCCAAGGATAAAGTGGGTTTTGATAAAGTAAGTTTACTCTTTCGTTTTCCAAGATTGGTAAACTTACAAATATGGGTAACAAAGGTTTTACAACAAACGGGTCTATCGGACCATTGTTTGGGTCCGTATTCCATTTTGATTTTTCTGTTACATTATATGCTTGGGTAACAGCTAATATTGATTTGTCTTCAGGTTCTACGCGAAGTCTACCTAAATTCATTGGGTCTTGGGCATCAATAATTAACCCTGAATAGAGTATTCTTTGGCTGCTCTTAGTTACATCATTAGCCATTAGTTCTTCTCTTATATTCGTTATGTACTAAATCGTACATTTTTTCAATGTTGTCTAAATGTTTGGTAAGGTCAATAATTAAATCTTTTGTTTCATCGAAATCATCTCTTAAAAAATCCATAACTTTCGTTAAATCTGAGTTTGATTTTGAGTCAATATTTTGAATAATTTCACCAACCTGGTCAATATTTATTTTACCTAAGTCTATCATAAAACAAGTCCTGATTTTGTTACAAAACCGACAGTTGTTATTTGAGCAATATCCGCTGCGGTTATTATTTGTTTAGTTACACCATTAGCATCTCTTTCTCTTTCAACACCAAGTATTTCGGCGTATTTTGCTAATAATCCAATATTTGGTGACCCGTCGGGCATTGGTCCCGTAGGTATACCAATTTTTTGATATTCTTCTAACACACTGATGTACGCCCTTACCTCGTCAAATCCCGCTCTAAATTCGGCTAAAACTAATAATGGTGCTGGTATGTTTATTGGTGAAGTTTTTAATGCTAATTGAATTGCGTTTAAAATGGAATCAATTAGGTTTTTACATTTTCGATAATCGTCAACAAAATTTGCGATAATAGATGCCGTGGTGATTAACTGTTCGATTACTCTGTAAACTTTTTGTAGTTTATTACCCAAAATATCTTTTGTAATTGATTTTAATAATTTTTTTAAGTCCCCAATTATTAAATCATACATCACTTTAACAAATAAAGCACCTATTCTTGACATTACATTTATGACCAATTTTTTGAATTTTTTTGCAAAATCTTTTAATGAGTTAATGTTGTCCGCCAAGTTTTGTCCTAAAGCTTTCATCATAACAAATAGTGGTAAAAGAACTTTGGGTGACAATAAACTTTTCATTATTGCCTTAGGTACTTCCTTAACAACACTGGTGTTTATTGTTATTTTTAAACTTTCTAATTTTGGCCAATATGGACTGTTAGGAATATCATCAAAAATTCCATTAACTAATTTATCTAAATTATCGGCAGGAAGACCATCTTGAATTTTTTTCAAATTATTAAACAGTCCTTGTTTATTTACAGGTAATTTTACATTAGTACAGTCTTGGAATTCTACAACCCCTTGTCTTGCATTGTTTTCTACTTGGTCAATGTTTCTCAAATCAATATCGTTCATTTCAAAAAACGATTCATCAACACCATCCAATTCAGGAACTTTAGAAGTTCCCGCAACATCAATTTCTTGTCTATCATCAAAACATAAACCCAAAATTCTTTTTAGAATAATCATAAAAGTTTCTTCGTCTTGTATTTGACCAATTCCTTTGTTTGATAAACTATAATCTATTGTTAAAATATTATTTAGAACTGAGGTCCAAAGTGCTCTCATGTCTAAAACTTTGATTGTTTGGTAATAATCAGAAATAAAATCGGTAACTAAATTATCACCGCCAACTCTATTTTTTAAACTAACTCGATATACTTCAGTTGTTGGTATGTATTCAATGTCAAATAAATCTTGACCTGAATATCCCTTATAAAAAGTTCCATGAGTTGTAGAATAAGGAACTCCTTGAATAATTAAATCAAATAAGTTTCTATTCATTGAAAATGGTGACGATTGTACAACAACTGGTTCAGTTTCATAGTGTACAGTACCTGGTACCGATTCGGGACTATCATAAAGTATTTTATATAAATCAATAGACGCTATAGGAATATCTACAACCTGAGGAGCGACATATTTTAATTGTTGGTCACAACCTAACAATTTTTTTACCTCTTCCACAAATATGGTCTCAACTTGTGATTGTACTCGGTTTACCGCTTCAACATATTTGCTTCTGAGAAATTTAGTTGTTTCTAAACTTGTTCCACCACTAATATTTCCTGTACCCGATTGTAACTTTAATAAATCAAAAAGTTTGTCTGTTTGATTTTTAATTTCACGCTCAAATCGTTTTTTACCTGTTTGTTTTTGTAATTGGCTAAGTTGTGTTACAGTTTTGTTCTTAGCTTCTTGGAATTCTCCTTCAGCCCCATCTGCAAGTTTTTTTGATGCAAGATAATCTTCCCTTACTTTGTTATAAGTTGTTGTGGCTTTTATTTTTTCCTCAACCTGTTTATATGTTTCATTTAAATCAACCGGCATTATTTCATTTTAAATGATTGTTGGTTAATTGATTCAATGTCTTTCTGAAGAAGTGCTTGCAACATTTCTTCATCATTTTCATTAAATGAAAGGTCATCTTCTTGTTTAGATGATTTTTCCCAAATTGTGGTTTGTAATTTCGCTAAAGTTAATTTTTTCTCAACAACGTCATTGATAATTTTCTGTTGTTTTTCTAACACCGGCCCAATAAGTGTCATATCTTCAGGGTCTTTTAAAAATGCTAACATTTTGTTTTGTACTCTGAGTGCGGTGTTTCTTTGTTCCACTAACTCATTGTATACTTCCTGTAAAAGTGATAAAATTGAACTTTTAGAGGTATCTATTTCTTTTTTTTTCGGTCTAGGCATAACTATAAATATTTTTTTATTGTTTTTTTATTCCAAAAGACCATTAAGTACTACATAATAAAGTTTTTTATATTTTTTAATTGCACTTCTAATTTCCTTTGTTGACAAATTAGTCATCTCTCTTAACGATAATAATATGACATTTTTGTTAAACTTATTATTTTCATTTCCCAAAAAAATTTCTTTGTAATTTTCAAATAGTTCTTGTAAAGCCAAACCTAATTTTTTTTCGTTATCACTCAAATCGTCCCCATCAATCATTGATTTTAACTCTTCCAAAAATTCAGATATTATGTCTTGGGCATCAACGATTTCGTACTCCAAATAATAAACCATGTCGGGTCTATTTTCTAAATTGGAAGATATATCTTCGTAGGAAACTTTACGATTCATATCTTTTTGGTCTTTAATTATTTGACCCATTAAATAATTTTTACAGATTGTTCCAAAATAAGAATAAGCCTTCTTTTCTTTAGCTGGCTTAAACTTATCTATTTTCGTCATTAAAAAAGAATGAGTATCAGTATGGATTTCTTTAAAATCCATATCTTTTCTGTAAAGTTTGTATCGTCTAATAATCGAGGAAATCATCTTATCCAACGGACCTCTTAGGTATTGGTTATAGATTTCGTTCTTTTCGTTAAATGTTGTTGCTGTCAAATACATTCTAACAGCCATTTCTTCTTCTACATCAAAGTAGTTTTGATTTGTGACTTTACGTCCCCTTTTTCTTGAAAGAACTGTTGTTGTGGTTGTTTCATATACCGACATTAATCCATTTGAACTTCATACTTTATTTCACGGTCCTCAACAAAATAATATTCTTTCTTGGCGGTTTCAATCCAAAATCTTACTTCATTTTCACTCATGACGTGGTTTCCATTTTTGTAATTCCAAAATATTCCACCCTCTCTCATATTCAAGTGTTTGTACCCAAATTTTGGGATAGTCATAATCCTTAATGAATGGTATGTCATTCTTAAAAAGAATTCATAACCAAAAGTTAATTTCATTGTTGGTTTAAATTTACCTAGCTCAACAAACTTATCTTTTTTCATAACCATACCGGCAATTTGAAAATTCTGATACGAATGCAGTATTTCGTTATCTAATATACCTATTTCAGTGGTAAAACTAGATGCAAAAGTTGCTTCATTAGTAAAACCGGCAAAAGAACCTTTTGTGTCGATGTCAATAACTATTGGTAGAAAAATATCAACATCATTGTAATGACCCATATATTTTTCAACATTATCAAACCAAATAGGTGAATATTCATCATCAAACTCTAAAATTGAAAACCATTCTGAATTACAATTTTCAACTCCATAATTTACTTGAGAACAAAAATTTGGTTCTCCGTTATATTCTAATAAATTTACTGTTACACCTGAAAAATCAAAAGTGTTTAGTTTTTTCACCAAATTTTCTTCAGCGGTATGAACGATTACTAATTCTTTAATTTGTCTTTTCTGATTCAAAACAGAAGAAACTGCATTTTGGAAAAATTCGTCAAAGTTTTTTGCCAACGCAGATTTAATGGGTAATATTACTGATATATCAAAAGTTTTCATATTTTAATTTGTTTCTTTTAGTCTATTTAATTGTTCTTCAAAATTGTTGATTCTTACTTCAAAAATATTGTTAATCAAAGTTTTTACTTTGTTATCAAAATTTTCTCTATTTGAAAATTCTTGCGTTGATTCTTTACCGGACTCAATCAATTTAGGTGTTATGTTATCTTCTAACCAATTTAAAACAAAATCGGCAATAATGTCTGTTAAATTCATTGGGTTTTCAATCCAAATACCGTTTTCTTCAGTCATCCATTCGTGTTTCAAAAAAGGTGTTAAACCTATTACAGGAACACCAACTTTCATACTTTCTAAAGGAAACGAACCCCAACTACTTGTAGGGTCAATCCATACGGACAAGAAAGATTCTTTAATTGATTGTGCAAAATCTTTTTCAGAAACACCTCTCAAATCTCTAAAAGTAATCCAACGATATTGTGGGAATCTCAAATAAAATTCTTTAATCAAATTAATACCATCTCTTTGTTCACGAGTATGTACTGAAATAATTGGTTTTGGTGGTAAAACTTGTTCTGTAAATGTTTCAGAAATTAATGGTTCAATTATGTCAAAAGAAACATTTCTCATGGTTTTCATAACCTTAGTTTTCATAACTTCTGAAGTTGTGATACATTTTAAAAATCCAAAGTCAGACCATGATGCACCAGGTTGTAATGTTTCCAAGATGTAATCATATCCTTGTGCGATTACAATTTTAGCACAAGGTAAGTTTTTAATCTGTTCCATTACAAATCCAAAAATTTCTGGTAAGAAAAATAAATCTTCAGGAGCAATTGCCAATGTACCACCTTCAATTGGTTGATGTGGAATTTGACTATATTCACCTGACAACCAAGTATCAATTGGAGTGAAGTCAGATTTTTCGGTCAACATTATTACGTTATATTTGTCTTTGTAAAGAGCTAGTGCGAAATCGTAAATGTATCTTATTGATGCCTTGGCATTACCTTTTGTTTCTTGAACAAAAAAGTAAATTCTGGCGTTTTTATTTTTAATCTGTTCAATAGATTTTTCTAATTTTAAAACTAATTCGTTTTCCATATTATAAACTTTGTATCATTTTGTGTTTAAGTAGAGTATTCCACGCGATTTTGAAAGGAACTGTAAGATTGTTAGACCCTTTATGACCTAACATTTCGTCAGTTTCTTCTTGCTCAGTAACAATGATTTCCATCATCATCTTCACCATTTCATATTTCACAACAGAAATATGTTGGTCGGTATCACCAGTTGTAACTTGTTTTGATTCAATATTGATATAATCATTAATTACGTCCAAATCAAAATAGTAGTTTTCACCCATCAATTGTATCATGTTCTGTAAATTTTTCTAAAATAATATCCAATTCTTTCAAATTAGAAATAGTTAATTCCGTATCAATGTCTTTATTAAATGGCATTTCATATTTTACCATAAGTTTTTCATTATTATTAGATAGTAATACCGGATTTGTTGTAACAATCATATCAACCTCATCCCAAAATTCGTCTTCATTAAATTTGTTAATAAAAACTATCTTATCACACTGGCACGCAAATTTTGAAATGAAAAATAATGTTGCGGGTTTTGCCTTTCCAATGTCATCAGAAAACAAAATAAATCTATGTTTAGTTTTATATTTTTGATACATCTCATCATAATCCCAAAAAGTTGAGTTTTCTGTTGATGGTGCGTGCCCAAATAACTGTATTACAAATTCTTCATACAAAAAATGATAAAACTCATCGTCATCTTTAAATTTAAAATGACTACCAAACTCAAAAGATGTTACGGGTAAATTCATTTCATAAACAAATTCAGAATTTTCGTCCATTTCATCTATCAAATATTTTTGATAAACTTGTTCCATTTTTGTTACAACATCTCGTAACACACCATTTATTTCAATACCAATTTTCATTCTTCGTATCTTTTTAATATTTTTGTAATTAGTGGATTTCTAACAATATCATTTTCATTAAATTCAAAAACACCAATATCATCCATATTTTTAAATTTATTAATTGCATCCCATAAACCTGATTGTGTTTTGTCTTTGTATCTATCCGTCTGTTCTAAGTCACCCGATATAAAAAACTTACTGTTGAATCCAATACGGGTGAGTAAAAGTTTCATTTGATTTGGAGTACTGTTCTGACCCTCTTCAAAAATCAAAATTGTGTTATCTATATTCCAACCTCTAATGTAAGCCAATGCTTGTACCTCGATAAAATCACATTGAACTAATCTTTCTCTAGTTTCTTTACCTATTAATTTGTTTAATAAATAATAAGAAGGGCTAATATATGGGTCTAACTTTTCTTCCAAAGAACCTGGTAATGAACCTAACTTTTCTTCTGCCTCAACTGCCGGTCTTACAATCATCAATTTTTCATATGGTGAAGTTGGGTCAGATAATAAATCAACCGCAGCTTTCATTGCAATATATGATTTACCAACACCCGCAGGTCCCGAACAAATTGTTATTTGATTAGTTTTTAAAATCTCGTAATATAATCTTTGGTTTTCCGTTAAAAATTTTTCTTTGGTGGGTCTTTTGATTATTTGAGTTAACAATTGTTTTTTTGTCTTCGGTGTTTGTTCCGTATCACCGGTCATTACGGTGATTTTCTTTTTTGTCTTTTTTTCCATTAAAAATGTTTTTCTAAGTTAATTAAGTATAAGATAAAATTAAATTTTTCCAATAATTTAAATCTAACATATTTTTATCCCAAATTTTAGTTTTGGCTTTATTTATTTCCATACTTATAAAATCTAAATCAACCAATTGTTCGGGATTTTCTAACAACACCACAGGAAAATTGTGGTGTAATAATGAATATAATGTTTTATTGAACGTTATTGGTATTCTATTAAGATATAAGGTTTCATATATCCTGTGGTTATCACCTGGTCCATTACCTTGAGCACAAACAACGCCTTCAAAATCTAATACCCTATCAAAAAAATTTTCTATACTCAAATTTGGTTCTTCCCATGTAATGTGTGGTGTTTGAATACAAATATTTTTGACGCGATTTCTATGTTCAAAATTTGTACCGACATTAAAATTGGCGTATAGGAGATATTTTGGTTTTCTATCAACAAAATTATTTATAAAATCGTCTTTTATCTTAACTCGTTCGTATCCAATTCCATGACCCTCCCTCAATGATGGTTTATAGTTTTCAATACCTAATGGTATATTTACGATTTTTGGGTGAGAAACTATTGCGTTTGTTGCAAACCAAACTTTTAAATTTTTTGGAATTGCTTTTAAATGAACTTTGTCAATTACATAATCAGAATTTCCGGAAATTAAAATAACTTCATTATTCAACTTATTAATTGCCACTAAATCTTTTACGATAAAATCTGTTTTTGTAAAAAAAATATTTTTACCATCGTGAAGTTCTGAAAGTTTGTTAAATTGAAATGTATTCATTTTTTTATAAAAATAGTAAATCCATTTCTATCTGTTGAGTCAATAATTAATTTGTACGATTGGTCATTTAAAAGCTCCTCTCTAATTTGTTTACACTTGAGTGATTTACTGTCGTCCAACGCAACAATTGATGTTTTGTCTTTTAGTCTAGTCCACTCGGCGTAAGTTGAAAATTCTCCCCCATCTAATAGTAAGAAATCTATTTGGTTTGGTATTTTGTGTATAACATTTTCACACTCTAAATAATCAACAATATCACTGTTTAACCATCTATTCATTTCTTCTGTTATAGGATTGTTAGAAACAAATAAATCAACATCTTCTTTTTCAACTAATCTACCCCACACCAAATCTACTTTATCGGAAAAATTTTTTAAATTATTTACTGCAGTGTGATAAAAAGTTAAATTACTTTCTAAACTTATAAAGTTTGGGGAGTAGTTGTTTTTAATTATTGAATCAATTATTCTTTTTGTTGACCCCAATCCTTTCCACGTACCTATTTCAACAATAGTGTTTGGTTTATAATCTGTGATTATTTTGTCAATCCATGTACCAAATTGACTTCCGTCTAAAATTTGTCCTTCTGTTGTCATATTATTATCCAATTTTTTTTATGATTATGTTCTAAAGATATTTTAAGTTTATAGTTTTTGTGATAAAATAATTTACCCATACTTGGTATAGAATCGACTAAATGTTTAAATGACGAATCAACACAATGTATTTCTTTTGCTTTGGCAATTAGTAATCCATAATCAAAAATTGTTTTTGCCTTCTCAATAAAAATCCTTTTATATTTTTCAGAAACTTTACTATAATCTATTCTATCAGTACCTGTTGAGTCGGTGTTGTGAATTAAAATGAATTCTTCGTCATTTGGATTTAATTTATTGTACATCATTTTTTCGGAACCAAAATCTCGGGAATAATAAAAAGATAACCATCTTTGTTTAAAATCAATGTTCATTTGTTTGTAAAACGCCTCATCCCAAAAACAATTATTTTCTGACATAGTAATTCCAAGTTTCTGATGTCCTATAGATATAATATTTTCATTTTGAAATTCAAGAACATTGTTATCACCATCTATTGGAATTAACTCAAGGTTTTTTAAATCTTTATACATAAACATAACGTTATCAACGTTATGTTTTTTTACAAAAATACCATAAATTTGATTTTTTTGTATTAAATTTCTAACCAATCCGTTACAAACAATGTGGTCACCTAATCCTAAGTGGTGATGTATTAAAATCATGAGTTAAATACTTAGATGGTATTTACCTTTTTTGGATATAAAAAAGTTATTTATAAAATTTAGTTTTTCTAAATCATTGGTACCAACAATTTTAAATGCATTATTATACGAAAAATACTGTTTGGTTAACGGTGCGTTTAAATACCCATCTTCATATATTTTTTTTAGGTCTCCTTCGTGTTTTCCTGGAACTAAACAAACATTGTTGTAATGTAAAAACATAATTTTATATCCATATTTTGTTAAAAGGTTTTCCAACATTGATATGGAATATCCATAAAAATGTGTTCCGTCCCACCAATAATTTTCATCATACTCTACAGTAAACTTAAAAGGAGGTGGTATTTTTTCATTTATCTCGGACAATATCATTGATGGTTTATACTTACTTAATATTTTGTCTAAAACAAAGTAATCATACCCATCAATATCCAAAGAAAGATAGAAATCATTTGGGGTATTATTTTTTTCTAAAAAATCTAAAATGTTATCGGGAGTAACTTTTTTTGGTATTACGGTCACGTTTTTATTTTTTTCATATCTTTGTTGTAAAGATGGGTATTTTTTTTCGTCACATTCAAATAATATACCTCCCCACCCTATAGGGATTAATTGTTCCGTTTGAGACGAATTGGTGACATTAGATGCTCCAATATCAACAAAAAATTTTGTTGTGTAGGTTTTTAATTCTTCAACCACGATTGATATGGTGTTCTGTGGTCTCTCTGAGAGATAATTTTCTAATTTCATAGTTATTTATTATAATTGATTATGGTCATTTGTTAGTGGAGATTCGTTTGTATCAATTCTTTCTCCTATAAATCTTTTGTTTACACGTGGTAAAGGAAATTTTAATCCGTCAGAAAATTCGTCGTGAATTATCATATCGTCTTGGAAAGTATCATAAATTCCTGATAAGAAAGTTTGGTCACTACCATAATTTAATTCCTTATTTTCAATAAATGAAACTATGTCCTCAAACAAATTGTATTCTGTTTTTTTAATACCCCACATTCCACCTAATATTCCCGGTCTATTAGTTCCATATGGTATTCTGTGTGCTGGGTGGTCTCTCATAACATGAATAGTTTTACCACTATTAATCCACTCATCGACCGCAGAAAATTCCCTGTCAGAAATACGTGAGTCCGCGTCTCTAAAAACAACATACTCACAATCGTCAATACTATATGCAAAAAATCTCCAAAACATACCGTAAGTTTCAAATGAGGTTGAGTCAATTGTAATAACACCCAAATCATTTAATTTTTTTATAATAGGTTGTGGTACAGTACTATCATAAAATACCACCATTTTCCATCCTTCATATATTTTGGATATTAATTCGGCGTTTTTTATAGCACCAATACAATATATTGGTTTACTACCCCACAAACTGAAACTTACGTATTTTGTCATGACATTTCGTTAGTTGTTAGTTTTTCCATAACACTTTCATTATCCACATGATGTCCTTGCGTCTTATGTGAATCCATTTGAAAATGTTTAATAAAATTTGCGGTTAATGAAAGTTTTTTTCTGTTTAAAACTGAAAACAACGTAATTGACCTTTCGTGGTAATGACCGGCGTTTTTATCATCTTTAATTAAATTTACTAAAGGAACAAACCAATCCATATACTTTTCAAAAATATCTTTTCTAAAAGTTGTGTTAGATGTTGCCGACCAATAAGTCAAAATCTTTTTTTCAACCGCCTCGTCAATTGCTTGTTTTAAATCCACAAAATAAATTGATTTTATTGCATTAAACAATCCATCAATAAACGGTTTATGTTTAACAAACATGTTGTGATGAGATGGGTATGGAATATAACCTATCAACTCCGCCCTTTCGTAATAAAACTTATACATGTTTGTTTCAAAATCAGGTACATAGTTAATATCATACTCAAATAAATTTACGTATTCACTGTCAATCAAATTGTGTTTCCACAATGTATACCAACCTGTAAATGAAGTGAGTTGGGGGTACGCCTCTAAATTACCTTCATAACTACGAGAAATAATTACGTTAGACATGTCTTCAATTTTATCAATAGGTCTATTACCCACAAAAACATATTTGTATCCTGTAAACCCAATAAACTTTTTAATTCTTTCAAATTCCAATAATAAATCTTGGTCATGAATAAAAATAAAAGTTTTAACATGTTTTTCTGGTTCGGTAATATCTATTGGTAATTTTTCTGCAAATTTTTCCGCAAAAATTTCTCTATTAGTTTCCCATTGTTCATTGGTTTGCCCAATAGATAAATGAGTTACTCGGATATCAGTACAAATACCAACATTAACATTTTTCAAGTAATTTCTGAATGAAAAATCAATATCATAAAAATGAAATCCTTGAATTGACTCATCAAATCTTTCAACAATGTTTTTCTTGTTTACAGCAAAGAACAATCCGTCAACAATAATTGTTGGTTCTAATTTATTACCAATGTCTTTTGAGTATCTTGATTCCCATTGTTTACCTTCTGATTTGTGATTGACAATTCCATACATTGCGGATTGTAATTCCCACCATCTTCCCGATTGTGGTAAATATTTTGTACCAGCCAAACCTATAATACCGTATTCAGGATTTCTATCAAAATGAGATTTTAATTTATACATCCAACCTGTTGTTTCAAAATTTAAATCATCGTGACAAAAAACAATAATATCATTTTCCGCCTCATCTAAAATTTTATTATAAACTTGGGTTAGTGAAAATTCACCGTTGTTTTCTACGGGAATTATTTGAACTTTTTTATTACCGCATGTTTTTTTGATATGTTCTACATAAGAATTATCAATTTTTCTTGTACTAAATCCTATCGTTATCATATACCCGTACTCCCAAAACCTTTATCACTTCTTTCCCCATCTTCAATCTTTTCAACGTTTAACAAGTCAACAACCTCACCACACATTACGGGACATAAAACCGCTTGAGCAATTTTGTCACCAACATTTATTTGATAATTTGTTTGATTTGTGTTAAACAAAATAACTTTAACTTCTCCTGTATATCCTTGGTCAACAGTTCCAGGTGAGTTTAAAACCATCAGTCCTTGTTTTAGAGCCAAACCACTTTTGGACCTAACTTGTATTTCATATCCTGTTGGAATAGATAGTTTTAACCCTGTTGGAACTAACATTCTACTCAAGGGTGGAATTGATAAACTTTCTGTAGAATGTAAATCAAACCCACTATCTGAAGGATAGTTGTACATAGGGTCAATAGCGTTTGGATGTATCTTTTCGTAACTTAACGTTTGTTTAGGTTTTGGAACTTTAAAATTTTTCTCAAGTTCTTCTAAGTTCACTCCTTCAATTTCTTTAATTTCCAAATCAGCCAAAGCCTCTCCCATAGTCAGTTCTAAGTCTTTTAAAAGTTTTTGCAGTTCTTTTTCTAATTCTTCTGAATATCTCATCTTAATTTTTTTAATTTATCTATTATTTTTACTAATACTAAAACGTCTCTTTCACAATAGTCCGAAATTGCTTCTAACATACCGTCCAACCAATACGCGTCATGAACTCTATTACCCGTTACTTCACCTTCTTTTGACGATTCAACACCCATTGCCGCACACATTAATTCTAATGATGCAAGACCCCAAGGATTACCTGCTCTCCAAACTTCTAATGTATCGATAGCCCTAACTTCCCAAGGTTTTGTATCGTAACGAGGTAATAATTTTGACGGTTCAATTCCGTTAACCATCATTCTTTTCATCATAACAGGAATATCAAAATTTTTAATATTGTGCCCACACATCCAAAATCCTAAATTATTACATCTTTCAAACAAGTGATTTACCTCTTTTAATAAAGTATATTCATCATCATTTTTAAGGACTTGTGAACGAACTTTACCTTCCTTATCAACAAAAGCCATACAAACACATACAATCTTTGAAAATTCGGGAACCAAAGCGGCTCTATTGTGATAAATGTCTTTAGGTGGAAGACTAGAATCTTCGGGATATCTCTTCAAAAACCAATCAAAATAGTTATGAAATTGCTTATGAAGCATAGGGTATTTTTTTTCCAAGTCATCGTAGGTAGATGTTATACCTACGGTTTCAATGTCTAAAAATAAAATTTGGTGTAAAGGTATATCTATCATACAATTGATTTATAAAATTCCGCTCTTGTCTTTGTTACGTTGTGTAAATCGTAAGTGTCTTTAACAGTTTCATACAATCTTTCACCCATGTCTTTAGCCATATTTGGGTTCTGAATAAGTTTTTTAATAAACTTATACCAATCTGAGTGATTTCTATTTTCATTAACCAACATAGCGTTTCCGTCAACAAAGTTACCATTATCTAAGCAATGTTTCAAATCAATTGTATATGGACCAACATTTGATGCAATTAATGCCTTTTTGTAAAAACCCGCCTCAATGACTTTTAATTGTGATTTCATTCTGTTAAATATGTGATTCTTAATTGGTGCCAAAGATACATCAAATTTTGAATAATTTTTAGCATATGATGTTACAGGTCTTGTCCAAACTCTTTGGTAGTAACTGTCATCCCAACTTGACGAATCTTCAAATTCTTTCCATTTCATCAATTCAATTTTGTAAGGTTCTCCAACTAATTTATAGTTATTGGTAATAATTTCTTCATATCTCGCCCAAACAGTTTCATGTGGTTTAATTGGTCTCTTGGTTTGTTCTCCGGTATCTTTGTTAATTTCAGTTACAACACCACGAATATCAAATCCACAAAGATAAAACTGTGCCTCATTTTTGTGGTTTTCCATATGGTGACCTAAACCTTCTAATAACATTATATCATGTAAATGAGACGAACCACCTAACCAACCAACTCTTAATTTATTGGATTCAATTGTGGGCTCACAAAACTGAGGTTCTTTTGGGTTAATGGCGTTTGGAAAAACAACAACATTTTTATTGACCTTACTAATTTCATCCGCAAACAATGAAGTTGTTGTTGACACATATTTTGCAACTCTCAAATTAGCAACAATTTTTTCATGAATTTTATGTTGCATAATAATTGGATGTATTGGGTGTTCTTTTGTTGGTAACCAATAGTCATCCAAGTCCATAATAGTAATAATTCCTAACAAATTTAACATTTCAACAAAATCCTTACTTTTGTCATAATCAGGTGTAATGGTTCTATGAAAATGAACAATTTGATAGTTAGACCAATAGTTCAAGTCTTCCATGTTTGGTTCGTAATCAATATCAATATGGAAATCATTTGGGTATTGATTTTGTAAAAAAATATGTGGGTCGACAGACCTGAATTTACCTACGCCCGTTCTGTCAGACGGAACAACTAATACTTTAATTTTAGACATCTTAATCTTTTAGGAAAAAGATATTAAAAATTATGAGAAAATCAAAGATTACTTAAGTTTTTTGATTTTGGAAATTTTTCCTTCAAAAATGTGTTGACCAACTCTGAATGAAAATTGGTCATTAGACTTGGATGTTGATTCAGTTAACAATCCACTTTCTGACAAAATTTCACGGACGGCTTCTTTTACTAATTTCTTTAAATCAGTGTTTCCAGGAACATTTTGTCCTTGAGTTTGTCTTTGGGGTTGTTTTTGTGGTGAATTAGTTCCTTCAGAAAATAAATTGTCTTTCATTAATCTAGACGCTTTATTAACCAAATCATCACTAATAGACGGTCCTGCCATACCTGCTGGTTGTGAGATTGGATGCTCAATCATGAGTTTTTTTATCTCATCAGGTAGTTTTGAATTTAAAATTCTATCTTTTGTTGCAGGAACTGAAGAACTATTTTGTTTTTGCACTACCGCTTGTTCAGACATTAACATGTCTGTTGGTATGTTATATTTTGCGTCAGGGACATCAAAATTTTCTACATTGGGAATATTAATATTTCTGGATGACCCTCTTGGGGTTCCGTTGTGAATGTCCATAACCTTTTTGGCCATCACTAATTTTTGCATTAAAGAATTTTCGTCCATCATAATTATGCTCTTGGTATGTTATCAAATTTACTATTAATGATAACACGATTCATACTTTTGTCACCAGTAAAATTATATCCTGGTCTTGGTGTGTCAAATTTTTCTGTGGTCGGTTTAAATGAAAGGATTTTATCCAATCTAAACATTCTCCAACTTGGAAGTGGTAAAACCCCCAAATAACTTTTATGTGACGCACCTTCATAATCCCACGCTCTTAACACTAAATTGTTTGCTTTAGAATAACCTAAACACACTGGTTCAATTAATCGCAGTCCTTTACCACCTGGTTCATCACCATCATAGTAAATTACTACAACATCTTTGTTTTTTACCGCTTTTTGGACATCGCCCAAATTTGCGGCTTCTAACAAGATTGTTTTCAGTGAGTTAGTTAATTTCATTAAAAGTCAGGGTAAGTTTTGTTCTTGTTGTACTTGTTTATTTTGATTTCTAATTTTCTCTCAACCACATCTACACTTGTTCCACCACCTTCATTATAAACATCCAAGAAAATACCTGTACCCCTACCCAAAGCATCTCCGTCCGCTATTGCGTCAGGTGCCGTTACAGAATATTCATCTGCGGTAGGTATATAGTCATTTTTTACTTGATTAACAGTTCTTTGATTGTTAGCAATTGCGGTTAAAGTGTTTGCTGGTTGTGAGTAATCCAACGGAATTAAAGTTGCCATAGTTTCTCCATTATTTCATTTATCCTTTTTAGGCTTTGAACGACTTCTTCGTTCATGTGTTTTTCTCTACCACCTTTGTGTTCTTTAGATGGTGAAATGTTCATATTTGGAAGTTTAGATGTGTATTCTCTGTCCATTTGCATTCCAGTATCTCTTTTATTTCTGTCAGTCAATTCTAAGCCCCTTCTTGCCCCTGATAAAATTGACTCCACAAATTGTTTCATTTTAACACCCCCATTCAAATTAAACTCGGGTCCGTTTTGGTCTCCATTATAAGAATCAAAAAAATTTTTAATTCTTTTGGCCTGTTGATATGATAATGATGGTGAGTTTTGTAACTGTCTATTTCTTTCATATCCATCACCTCCTTGACCCGCAGCGCCATGTTGTTGGTACATTGTTACCAAGTGTTTCCTAACTTCGTCAGGAATTGTAAAATGTTTACCATATAATTTACTGTTCACCTTTTAATAAATTCATTAAGTCTCTAAGGGACAAACCCTCTTTATCGGCCATCTTTTTCAAAACTTTAATATTCTTTTTCAACATTTCACTGGCCTCTGATTTTTGAGATAATTCATAGTCATTGGTTTTCTTAGAGATGATATCCTCAATCATCTTTCTCATTTTTTGTTTTTCAATTTCAGACAATGTTGCTTTTGTAACAAAGTTTTTGTCTTTGTAATATTTTGAACTTTTATCTCTTTTACCTGATGGGTCTTTACCAAATTGTTTTGTTCTGTTATAAGCCTCTTCAGGGTCCATTTCCATTTTATCTTTCAAATACTTGAATGTTTCTTTTCCGTCCAATTCTTCGGTTTCTTCATAACCAAACGCATCAGAATAATCAACTTCTTGAATTGTTGGTTCATCTTCGGTTGATTCACCGTAATAAACACGATATGTCCCTGTGTATGGTGGTTTTGGACTTCTTGTTGCTCTAACCGTTTGGTCCATAGTTTTTCTTGGATGCATTGTCATATTCAAAATTGGAATTGACGAATCACTCATGGAACCATCGTAGTTTACTATTTCGGTAAACTCATCTTTATTCTTTCCAACTTTTGATAAAATTTTTTTCAAATCATTTAAGTCGTATTTTTTGTCTTTTTGTTTTCCCAACTTGGAAACAACAGACTTTAATTCTTTTTCTTTTGATTTCGGAACAGAAATTTTTTCATCTTTTTTTCTTGCTTCAGACAATGTAGTTTGAACAGAAAAATACACATCAATAGTGTTTCTGTTTTCTTTTAAAAAGAAATAATAAGGATTGGCGAAATATTCTTTATTAAGTTCTAACATAATTTCTTACTATAAATACATCATAAAAGTATTTATGTACAAATGGCTTATCAAAACATCAATCAATATGTCTATAATAAATGGTATTTAATCAATAGATATACCGGTGAAGACATTTCTTTAGCATCAGACGAACGAGATTTTAATCAAGAAGTTGTATTTTCTCCATATGTTATAGGGGTTGGTGATGGTAATACATTACCTATTAATATAAATTTTAATAGCTCGGCAAATACTCAAACTTTTGACCTTGAGTATAACGTATATGACTTTAATAATATTGTGGTGGCTGGTGCTTATTGGACACCCGAAAATTTTAACCCCAACTGTATAACTGCCCAAACATTATGTGATATTGGTTTAACAGGAACTGATAATGGTTTGGTAACCGGTATGACGGGTCAAAGTATTACTATTACAAATGGAGTATTAACAGGTGCGTCTAAATTTGACCGTTATTCATTTGGTAGAGAAATGAAATTTCACCAAGTTAGTGGATATACATCTTTACCAAACCACAGATTTTCAGGGGTCCCATCAGGTTCTGTTTATAGTATTGTTACAAAAAGTGCCAACACGATTGGGACGTACCAAGAATTTTATGGAGGTTTTTATCAAGGATTTTATAAACTATTTGGTTTTGAATATGACGCATTACCAACTAGAATGCATAGAGGTTGGACTGTAGAGATGTTAATAAAACCTAGATTTGTTGATGAATATACACCGCCATCAGGATACACAACTTTAAACGCATATTACCCCCAAAATGAAAACATTTTCTTTTATTTAGGGGCCAGAGGTGAAAACAAATATTGGCACCACGCATCGGGGGAAACATCTGGTTATACGTATGTTACAAAAGATTTGAGAGATTTAGTTACTTGTGCTTGTGCAAACACAGGTGTAACAAATTCAAATTGTGACTATGTTTATCCACCAACAGGACAAACCACAATCCACAATACATGTGGATGTGAAGTATGTGCCTGCAATCCATGTCCAGTTACAATATCAACACCAGAGCACGACCCACTATACGATTCAATGTCAAATGCGATTGCGTTAAGATTGAGTGGAGACCCAAAAAATCCAAGTGTTTGTGTTAGGGTTTTTAGAATGACGGGTGATTGTGAAGTATCAGGAACTTGTATAACAGGTAGAACTTCCGTAACAGGTTATACGTTTGAAGAGTTTTGTTCTACTAAAGGAATATATGATTATTGTTCAGGTACGACATATTCAGATGAAGAACATTGGGTTCAGATAGACGCTGTTTGGGAACGAAAACGATGGTATGATGATTGTGATTTACTTTGGAAAGGAGGGTTAGGTATAATAACCTCAGACCCTTATAGTGCAGAAACTGTAGGTCAAACTTTATCATTAATAATGCCACCAACAACAGACCCTAATTCTCCCCCACCACAAAGAATAGAAATTGTTGAATTAAATAACAACTGGTTGTTAGAAAAAGATTATAGAATTGGTACATTCACAATTTACGTTAATGGAATGCCGTTTTTTATTGTCGATAACTTTGAGGAAATCATTCCAAGAGGATTAGATACAATCAAAGAAAGACAAATAGGGGTTCCGTTTAATATGTCTATAGGTGGTGGAACACAAGGTTTACATGAAAACCTTATCTTTAGTGCCAAACCAACTTCTGATTATAATGAATATATTCAAGACCCACAATTGTTTCCTGATAATGTTATGAGTGGTACATCTTTAAGCGCACTTACAAATAACATTTATTTAGAAAAATATTTTGCAGGAACGTTTAATGGAGGGATATCACAATTTAGATTTTACAACAAACCGTTATTATCACCCGAAATCCAACACAACTTTAGAGTTTTAAAGAACAATTATCTTTTGTTTAATCCATTCTGTCCTTCTTGTCCTGTAACACCAACACCAACACCAAGTATGACACCAACAATGACGTTAACACCGACACCAAGTATAACACCAACAAGTAGTGTAACGCCTACTCCGTCACCCACCGCTTCTTATTACAATTATACTTGGGAAATAGGAGGATTAACGTATTGTTGTGATGGGTCTAATATTCCGACAGAACTTATTAGTAGTATAATACCATTAAATGTTGGTGATATAATAAGTGTTAATTTAAATGGTAACATACAGTGTTATGAGATAGTTAATACTCCAACATTAGTGAGTGAAGGTTCACCAACAGGTCCTATTGTTGTTGATGTGTATGATGATTGTGATACTTGTAAAGTTACATATCCATGTTTGATTCCTCAAAGTCCAACACCCACACCAACACCATCGGCAACTCCTATTTAATTTTACTTAGTTATTCATTTTTATTTTTTTGTCCATATTTTTTTGGGTAAAATAAAATACAATGAAAATTTTTGTTCAGATTGCTTCGTATCGTGACCCCCAACTTGTTTTTACAATTAAAAATATGATTGA